GTGTTCAACCGCCCGAAGTCGATCGAGGAAATCCGGGAGATCGATCCGGAGGCGCTTTCGATCCTGGAGTTCGAGTGTCAGAAGGACAAGGACGGATCGCCGGTGGTGCTGTTTAAGCTACCGCGGCGGCACGACAGCGCCGTGGAAATGGCGCGGATCATGGGGCTGCACAAGGACAAGGTGGAATTGACCGGCAAAGACGGCGGGCCGGTGGAATTGACCACGACAGAACGTGCGGCCAAAATTGCATCGATCCTGTCCGCAGCCATGAAGCGAAAAGAATAATCATGGCAGTAGATCTCTCATCCATCCAGAAGGTGTTGTCCTTGCTTACCCCGCAGGAGTTGACAGAGATCGACACTCTGTTGAGCAGCGAGAGCTGGATGCCGCTTCCGGGTCCGCAGATGGACGCCTACCTGTCCGAAGCAGACGAGTTGTTCTACGGTGGAGCGGCCGGTGGAGGAAAAACGGATTTGGTGATAGGTCTTTGTTTGACCGCCCATCGTAAATCAATCATTTTCCGCCGCGAAGGAACACAGCTTCAGGGCGTCCTCGACCGGATGACGGAACTCCTTGGTGACAGAGATGGTTTCAACGGCCAGGAACGAATCTGGAGATTGAAAGATCGACAGATGGAATTGGGTTCTTGTCCCAATCCTGGTGACGAGATCAAATATCAGGGCAGACCGCACGACCTGCTGGCGTTCGATGAAATTACTCACTTCTTGCCCCATCAGTATCGTTTCTTGTGCGGCTGGCTTCGAACGACCCAAAAGGGCCAGAGGTGTCGGGTGGTTTGTACCGGCAACCCGCCGACAGACTCGGACGGAGAATGGGTGGTCGCTTACTGGGGACCATGGCTGGACCCCAATCACCCCAACCCGGCGAAGCCGGGAGAACTGAGATATTACGCCAATATCGATGGCGAAACTGTCGAAGTTGAGGACGGAAAAGAAATTCACCACAACGGCGAGGTCATCAGGCCTCGCTCCCGAACGTTTATCCCTTCCCGCGTGGAAGACAATCCATTCCTCCTGGAGACGGACTACAAGGCACAGCTCCAGTCCCTGCCGGAGCCTCTGCGATCACAGATGCTCAAGGGCGATTTCCGGGCCGGAATGGGAGACGATCCCTGGCAGATCATCCCCTCGGAGTGGGTTCGCCTGGCTCAGGCCCGGTGGGAGCCGACCGGGAAACGGGAGCCTATGGACAGTATCGGCGCCGATGTGGCCCGAGGCGGCAAGGACGAAAGCGTGATTTCCCGCCGACACGGCAACTGGTTCGCTGAAATACTGGCCTATCCTGGGACGACAACCCCTGACGGCCCCTCTTTAGCGGGGCTGATCGTGTCCGCGCTGAAAGATTCCGCGCCCATTCATGTGGATGTCATCGGTGTAGGCGCCAGCGTTTACGACCACCTGGACGGAAACGAAGTTCATGTCATTCCCGTGAATGCTGCCGAGTCCACCACCGAGCACGACAAGACGGGCCAGCTCTGTTTTCGCAACCAGCGGGCTCGACTCTGGTGGCGCATGCGCGAGGCGCTCGAGCCAAGTAGCAGTCTTGACCTTGCCCTGCCGCCTGACCCCAAGTTACGGGCGGACCTATGCGCCCCGCGCTGGAAACTGACCGCGCAGGGGATTCAGGTCGAGGCCAAAGATGACCTGATAAAAAGGATTGGCCGCAGCCCGGATCGCGGCGATGCGGTGGTGATGGCGTTGGAGAGCACCGCCAAGCGGCGCAACGAACGGGCGGCCGGGCGAAAACGACGGCAAGGTTCGTGGAAACTAGCATAACAACCCCCGCGCCTGCCGGCCTGCAAAAGGGGGCCCCTTCAAGGGGAAATTTCCGCGGATAGATGTGGACCCGGCGCCACGCCGATGACAAGGCCGGCACGCCGGGGCAGTTTTTCAATCGAGGTCAGGAGGCAAGCGATGAAAAGAAAGTTAAAAGTTTTGGCCCGCCGTCCATCCTTCCACGCTGGCGTCGATTTATTGATTGCCCAGCTGGATTGCGATGGGGACATCAAGTCCGTGGCCGGAAATCTGGTCTTTACGGAGGTGGCACCGGATATCTACGTCGAGCCTACGATTGCTCTCACCGGGGAGACAGCACAAGCACTGATGGACGAACTGTACGCCATCGGCCTGAGGCCCACGGACGCCGTCGATTCGGCGGGAGCACTCAAGGCGACCTCCTTCCACCTGGAGGATATGCGCAGGCTGGTTTTCGACAAGGTGAAACAATGAATGAGATCCGCTGCCCCAAGTGTCAACGGCTGATCGGGAAGGCGTCAGGCGGTTTCGAGATCGTCTGTCCGCGCTGCAAGGCCCGGGTGGAAGGTTCGGTGGTCGGCTCGTACGTTATTCTGGTCGACCGGACGATGCCGATCGACCAGGCGCGGATCATGATCGGGGAGAAGATCTTTTCGCTGGTGCGGAACCCGGGGTAATTTTTTCTTGCATGGCGGATTATGTTGTGCAAGATTCCCGAAAACAACAATTCTGCGAGCGCCACAGAGCGCCTACTGACGGCAACATCGATCGGTAGGCGCTTTTCTTTTTTTCAGGGAGCACTTCATGGGCATCTGGTTGTATTCGGATCTTCGCTTCAAGCTGGGCTACGTCGGAGCCGACGACGAGCAGGCGCTGTTTCTCTACCGCAAGGGGCTGCTGGGACGCAGCGCCATCCTGCCCATGAACACCCTGCACGAGTACTGGCCGGATTCGTCGAAGGACAACAACGAGGACGTGGTCTGGATCGAGGACATGGGCAAGCAGGTGACGGCGGCCCAGTTCACCGCGTTGGTGAAGGCAAGAGGCGTGGCGGAGTTTCTGGGGATGACTCCGGACTGGGATACGGTGAACCGCCTGCTGTCGATTATCCAGTCGAAGATCGGGTCGGTCTTCGACATGCCGCCGAGGGTGCCGGTGTTCTCCCCCAACGCGGAGGCGGACGTGTTCATCGACGGCACCAGGGTGGCGACGGTGACGACCGAAGGGCCGGACGCCCGCGCGAACGAGAGCTTCATCAAGCTGAGCTGAGGGACCTATGAGTTTCGAGAACGTCCAGAGCAAAAAAGGGCACGTCCCCGGCGAGTCGGAGATCTCCGAGCCCTATTTCGTCGGCAAGGCAGGTACGCACGACGGCGGATTCGGCTCCGCCTCCGGACCGCCGACGGGACAGCGCCTGCTGAATCGCCTGGAGGAGTGGCGCGCCCAGGCCAAGAGCGCCCAGAGCGAGAACCGGGCGGAAATGGCGCTGGATGAGGATTACGCCGACGGCATCCAGTGGACGCCGGAGGAGCGGTACGAGCTGGAGGTGGTGCGCGGGCAGCCGGCGTTGACGTTCGACCTGATCACCCCGACCATCGCCTGGGTGACGGGGACGGAGAAGCGCTCCCGGGTGGATTACAAGGTGCTGCCGAGGCGCAAGGAGTTCGGAGCGGCGGCGGAGCAGAAGACGGCGATGCTGAAAGCCGATTCGGACGTGAACCGCGCCCCGTTCCACATCAGCGCAGCCTTCCGGGACGCGGTGGTGGCCGGGCTGGGGTGGCTGGAGGAGGGCGTGCGCTCGGATACGGACGAGGAGCCGCTCTTTCTGCGCGGCGAGTCGTGGCGCAACATCTGGTACGACCCCCTCTCGCGCGCCTTCGACCTGTCGGACTGCCGCTACCTCTTTCGCGAGAAGTTCGTCGACCTGGACTTTGCCCTGGCGATGTTCCCGAAATTCGAAAGCGCTTTGCGCGCCCGGGCAAACACGTTGTCGCTGACACAGCAGGACCCGGACGAGTTTTACGACAACCCCTATCTCTACGATCCGAGCGGAAGCCCGCGCGGGAAGATCCGCACGGCTCCGGAGGAGAGCTGGAACGTGCACGGCCGCCGCGAGCGGGTGTGCCTGGTGGAGTTCTGGTACCGGGAACCGGCGACAGTGCAGGTCATCCGGGGGGACGGGGCCTGGGACGGCACGGTGTTGAATCCGGACGATCCGCTGCAGCAGTGGCTGATGGACAACGGTCACGTCTCGACCCATGACGCGGTGCGCACGGTGGTGAAACAGGCGATCTTCGTTCCGGGGACGATACTGCAGGACGGCATCCAGAACCCCTACTGGCACAATCAGTATCCCTTTACCCCGGTGTGGGGCTACCGGCGCAAACGCGACGGCGGGTGTTACGGGATGGTGCGCAAGCTGCGGGACCCGCAGGACGATTTCAACAAGAAGCGCAGCAAGACGGCGCACATCCTCGCCACCAAGCGCACAATCATGGAAAAGGGGGCGGTGGACGATATCGACGCCTACGCCGAGGAGGTGGCCCGCCCGGATGCAATCATCGAGGTCGTGCAGGGCAAGACCCTGAAGATCGAGACGGACCACCAGTTGGCCGGGCAGTTGACGAACCTGGCGGCGGAGGACGTGCGGCTGATCAATTCCATCTCGGGGGTGACGCCGGAGCTGCGCGGCGAGGGCGGTTCGAGTCAATCGGGCAAGGCGGTGCTGGCCAAGCAGGACCAGGGGCAGGCCACCACGATGGACATGTTCGACAACCTGCGCCTGGCTCTGCAGATCAGCGGCGAGAAGCGGCTGCGCAACCTGGAGCAGTTCACCACGGACGATACGGCGGTGCGGATTCTGGGAGCCAAGGGGGGCGCCTCTTTCGTGGACGTGCAGGCGCAGAACGTCTGGGGAAACAAGGCGGACTTCATCATCGATGAGCAGGCCTTCCGGGCGAGCGCCCGTCAGGCGATGTTCGAGGCGATGATGGAGCTCCTCTCGCGGCTCGATCCGAAGATCGCCGTCAACCTGCTGGACCTGGTGGTCGACCTCTCCGACGTGCCGCAGCGCGATGAGCTGGTGTCGCGCATCCGCAAGATCAACGGCCAGAGCGATCCGGACAAGGAGGCTTCGGAGGAGGAGCTGGCCGCCGAGCAGGAGCAGGCGAAGATCGCGGCGGCCAAGAAGGAGCGCATGGAGGCCGCTCAGATCACCCTGCTGGAAGGCCGGGCCCTGAAGGAGCACGCGGATGCGGCCCTGCGGCAAGTGCAGGCGACGGCAAAGCGGGTGGAGGCGCTCTTTGCGGCCATGAATACGGCACAGACGGCGGTGCAGGTGCCGGGAGTGACGCCGGTGGCCGACGCCATCGCCCGAAGCGCCGGGTTCGAGGACCAGGACGCCGGAGAGATCTACCCGGAGGGGGCTGCGCCGCAGAGCGTTCCCGCCGAGGCGCAGATCGAGGCGAACACGTCGCCCAACATTCCGGCGAGTCCGCAGCGGGGCGCATTGGAAGGGATCGAGACCGGGGACACCTTCGTCTAGATTGTTCACTATCCTAATGAATGAAGGAGTAGCGCCATGGCCAAAGGTAAAGGATTGAGTCACCCCCGGGTGGATTACGAAAAGGAGTACGAGATCGAGCGGGACCTGGACTCGCTGTGCCGGGCCGAGGCGGTCAAGAAGGACCCCAAGCGCATGGAGGCCTGCCGCAAGATGGCTAAGAGCAGGCTAGAGGAGAACAAGGCCCGCCGCGACCAGCATCAGAAGATGGTCGACATGGGCGAAGGCAAGAACCCCTGATACCGGCTGAGCCGGGAGGAGAAGAGGCATGGAATTGAACGAAGGGCTGAGCCCGAACGAACTGGCGGCCATGGAAGGCGAGGACGAGACCAACGACGACGCGCTGCTTTCGGCGGTGGTCGGCGAAGAGGAAGAAGCGGAACCGGGCGAAAAGGAAACCGAAACGGACGGCAAGCCCGCAGCGGCCGCGGCCGAAACGCCTGCCGCACAGAAGGAGCCCGGAGTCGAGGCCGGGGGCGAAACCCCGACGGGCGAATCGGCCTTCGTGCTGCCGGAACTGGACGAGATCGTGGTCCCCGCCGGCATCCCGGCCGTATCGTTCCAGTTTCGGGACGACGGGAAGATCTTGCCGGCGTTTCAGGGATCGTTCCAGGAGCTGGACGCCAAGTACGATGCGGGGGAACTCCCCCTGAGCCAGTACAACGAGCAGCGCGACGCCCTGAGGGCGCAGATGTCCAACGAGAAGGCCGACGCCCAGCTCTGGACGGCGGAGTGCGAGACGTTCTGGCGCCATAACAAGGATTGGCGCAGCGGCACGCCCTTAGGCGACATGCTCAACGGCGAGGTGATGCGCCTGGCGGCGAGTGAGAAGTCGGCGGGACTCACCGGGATCGAG